CCCAGTAGATGACAAATTAGCACCATTGGGATCATTACCAGGATAAAAAGGAAACATAGACCAAGTTCTAACCCAAACATTAGTACTAGAACCAGTATTACGCTTAACATCGATCTGATGTAAATTATATCGCTTCATCATTTGTCGTAACGAAACAATCTCCTCACCAAAAAATACCTTGGTAGTATGATCTTCAACCAATGTAGGTGCCAAAGTATCGACAACTTGCTGATGCATAGGAGCACTAGGCGCCGTAGTATTATCAGAATCTGCTTGTTCAATACCAGATTGCGGCTCGAAAGGTTGAAAAATTTCCAAATCACGAATCCGCTGTTGCGTAGGATCACCTAATTTAAGATCATCACACGCGTTAATAAACACGTTAACTTGAATATCGTTATTAACAGCCGTATTAGGTACAGTAAGTTCATTAACAACATATACAGCTAATGCCCCATTGGTATTACGAAAAGCATTCGTCGTCGGATAAGGACCGTTAGAAAAGGGTAAGGCGTTAATACCTGGTAATTTCATCATAGCATAAGAACGGTCGGTTCCCCAACCAATCTTGACTGTAAAATCCTTTTCCTCTGCTATATCCACAATATATATATAATTTGTATTATACTCAGTGGAACTAAAACCAAAAGGATCATATACAATCTTAAGACGTCCCTTATGGTAATTAGAAGAAACAATTTGGAATCTAAATTCCATACTGCCACGCCAATAACCAAAAGGTGCAGATACAAATGCACATGCTGGTAAATGAATTTCCTCATTCGTACCAGATGGAAGCAAATTGTCCCAAAGCATAGGAGAAACATCACAAGAGAAAAGCGCCGTTTCGGGTGCAACATTAACTGCCCAGGGAAAATTAGTTAAATAAGATTCTCTAGTAGCTATATCCAATATAGACATTTCATCCTTGCCACCTAAACCCACAGTACGGGAATCAACTGTCAACTCTTGTTTACAATCAACACTCAATTTCGTGGAGGTATCCGGCATATTAGTATTAGCCATATTACCAAAATACGTAGGCCGGTAAGGAAGAATATCGCTAAGAACTACAGGTCGAGAAAACCCGAACGTCGTAGCAATTGCAGAAACAGTACTAGCCGCAATTTGCGTAGCTCTGGCATAAGGCGCTATATAACTAATAGATTGTAATGCCCCAGCAATATTAGCTAAAACGCTAGCTGGTCTAGAAATCGGACCTGTACCATATTCATCTCCAGATTGTGGCGATAAGCTATTTGGTTCAACAGAAGTAGGAATGGATAAATCAACCTCGGTCGCCCAAACAAAAACTGAAACAGTAACACTACTAGTAGCACCATTCGCATGTTTAAGTGGGGTCATAGAACGAATATTCAATCTTCCCATTTGATTCCAAGCGGCTTCTGGTATAGACAATGCATTATACGGATAAAAAAAAGGCAAAGTCATAGTACCACCAGCAGATAAAGTAGGATCAATATAAATATGGGGTCGTTGACTAGCGGCAATAATATCCTGCGAAAAGAAAGCACGATTTCTTGTCATATTGTCTCGCAAAGGCAAAGGCAAATATGATGCAATCATTCTACCATAATGGAAACCAGTTCCATTAATAACGAACTTAACGTGCAACTTACATCGTAACAAATTAAAATTTGAAATACGATTAACCACTCGGGGATTATTAAAAAACAAAGACCAAGGGTCCAAATCAACAAATGGTGTAGCACCAACTTGCCAATCAATTGTTTCAACTTTAATAGGTCTACTAAAGAAATTGGCTAAAGAAGCATCGTCCGTAGAAGCTACTGCAAATGTCTCATCAGGCGATGAATCCACTACATAATCATATGCAGGGTTTACATCGTGAAAGTTTACATTTTGCAACTGCTGTTGTTTTCCGGGAGTATTTATTTTTACCCCAAACCTTTCGGCCCCGGATTGAGGAATAAAAATCGTGTCATCCGACACTAACAGTGCTGGTACTGCTACCCTATCAAAAATTTTGTTATTATTTACAGAAAAATTGGTAAACCTTTATTTAACTAAACAAACTCGGCTTAAAGCTTGCATAGCTGTACAATTTGTGGTTGGCGAAAC